GCCCAATAATGGGCACCTCGTAGGACTACTTCCGTCCTATCCAATCCTGGCTCCATGAGAAGCATAAGCGTGTGAGCACATGGCCTTGTCCAGAAGTCGTTACCGCAATACAGGAAACTGTAGTGCGACAGGTACTTGGGGTGGAACCCCTCAAACCTGGTCTAACAACACTCGGGACGAGGAATGTCACGACGTTATCGGAGATTACGGAGGTAACCACCAGTTCCTTCTGGAAAGAAGGGAATATTCTGGTAGCCAACTCATGTATAAGACGGCGTATCCCTTGGTTGTAAACAGCCCAGGGGCACCAACCGCCTTCTACAACGTAAAATTTGACCCAGCCATAGCTGGTGAGGAATCCCTCGCCAGCCTTGTAAATCGCGTCTTAGCGACTACTGGGCCACTGACTCCGAGAGTAAACCTGCCTCTGGCTCTATTCGAGCTAAAGGATGTTCCCCAAATGCTTCGGCATGCGGGAAACTTGCTCCACGGACTTCGGTCTCCATCGAGACTGAATAAAGTGAAGGAAGCCGCTGCGGCTAACCTAGCCTATAAGTTTGGCTGGGCGCCGATCATCGACGACCTTGGTAAGCTGTTTGACTTCTCTGCAGCGGTTCGCCGCAAACAGAGAGAGCTTAAGCAAGCTAACTCGAGCAATGGCTTACGTCGACGTATCAATCTTGGTACGCGGACTGATACGACGGTCACAACTGAACAGTTGTGGTCGACGTACGGTTTACTACTTAGCATTGGCGTCCGAGGGACGAGAACTTCTCGTACCTGGGCCGTCGTGCATTGGCGTGCTAGGAATCCAGACGCGTATGGGGGCAATCCAACTTGGTTGGACGCCGCAAGAACAGCCCTAGGTGGAAACCTAGGGATGATCCCCATTTCGGTCTGGAAGGCTATGCCTTGGACTTGGATGATAGATTGGTTCGCTGATATATCTAATATCATGCTCGCCAACTATAATTCCATATACTATAAGCCATATCGGCTAAGTATTATGAGGCATAGTACTGGTACATTCACACACCGTGAATATCCGCTCGGGAATCCCGAGTCGTTAGTCACGGCTGGCTTATGCCAAGCGGAGAAGAAGGAGCGTTATGCAAATAACGCGCCGTCGGCTTCGTTCTCACTTCGTGCGCCCTTTCTGGACGCATATAAGATGTCAGTCCTGGGTAGCCTTGCTATCCTAAAGGACAAGAATCTCAGAGCAATCTGAGTTCTTGCCTTGAATTTTCGGACGGCAAGAAACCTAGGAGATAGAGTGCTATGTTTGCATCCACACTGACCCTGACGATCGCCGGTACGGCACGTGTGCTGAACCGAGTTAATCAGGATAGCTATGGCTCGGAGTATCAGTATTCTGATGCTACGCAGTCCATTGCTATGAAAATCCGTCATAGTCTGGATAATCCGGACAACGATGGAATTTCGATGAAGAGGCACAACCTGTTTGTTGAATGGGTTGTGTACCCTACTCCCACGGCGGCGATGAAGAAGTTTACTTCGACAACGACGCTTAGGGCTGGTAAGTTTGATGATCCGGTAGGCGGAGCTGACCTAGTGAAGGCAGTTCACGTCCTACTGGCCGCATCAAGTTCCGCAATGATCTCCGGCCTTTCGGTCGGCGAGAACTGAGGAACGAGCATCAACCTGTCTTAGGTTGACACTCGATTACCAGGGGGATATCCCACCGCGCTTCTCTGCACGGTGGGCACCTCTTCGGTGTTCAATGTGGCAGCAGACGCGTAGATGTTAACACTCCATAGGAGCCTAACATGAAAAGCTACGAGACTACAGCACTCGCCTTGTACGAGAGCATCCTCACGGATGCCACCATACGATGGCCACACCTTCGAGCCTCTTTCGGAAAGGACTTGTCCTACCTCCGAAGAGCTGTCAAAGCTAGAGGGTTATCGTTCCTTACGATAACTCTTCCTGAAGCGGGCAAGATTCTTTATCAGGATCTTGATCGCGGCAGCCAGCTGTCACGTGATACGAGCGAGTACCCGCAAGGGTATCCGTTAGTGCCACGTACAGGGAGACCGAAACTATTTCGGGACCTCCTTAGCCTGGTGTTTGACGTAGAAGGACTGTTACGGTCTGATGCAGACATTGAAGCCGTCAAATTCCTCATACAACTTCACGTTGTGTGTAAGAATGCGAGGCTTGACTGTCATCCTTCGAAAGTAAAGGAAACTCTTGATGAGTTCTTTGCTATTGAAGAGCATCTACCGAGTTCTCACGTTCATACTTGGGATTGTGAAAATCCCGAGTGGTCCGAGAGAGGGGGACACCCTTTATGGGGGTACTCCTACAGATATAGAGGAAGCGAAGAGCAATCAACGCTTCGTCTTGATTCTGTTAACTCTCGTCCTGATAGCCTTGATCTTCCTTGGCATCATCTCCGCGCTTACGCGAGGAGAGTTGTCGGGGTTTGGATCGGAAACTATCCGGAGTGGGAACTCGAGCCAAAGCATGGCCCTGGAGCCGTCTCAGAGTCCAAAGTGGGAGTCAAGTATGATTTCCCACATTGGCCACGTAAACTCGAGGAAGTCTTTCCGTTCGACTGGTATGGTTCTGGAGATCTTGGATCTACAGACCGTCCCAGCGACCGGGAGCCTCCCTCCCGTCTCATTGCAGTTCCCAAGTCCCAAAAGGGACCGAGGCTTATCTGCGCTGAGCCGGTGGCTCACCAATGGATCCAACAAGGGATCTGGCGGTGGCTTGAGCAACGTGTCGAAAAGACGCCATTACAGCGATCGATTCGATTCAGAGACCAGAGTCTACAACAAAGTAGAGCTCTAAGCTCCTCCGATCGTGCTGATCTGTGCACAATAGATTTGAGCGCAGCTTCAGACCGTATATCGACTAGACTCGTGGAGTATCTCTTCCAGGGAAGTAATTTACTGGAAGCACTTCACGCAAGTCGAACGCGGTATATGGTGCAGAACATCTCGCCCGACCATCCAAAGATGATCGTGCTAAAGAAGTTCTCCACGATGGGATCCGCTGTTACCTTTCCCATCCAGTCAATAGTCTTCTATATCCTCACAACTTTTGCGGTTATGCTGCAAGAGTATAATGAGGCTATATATGACAGCGATTGTACCCTAGGGTACGACTCGTTTGACTGGTGGAAACCGGAAGGTATGCCGGAAGTGTCCGTTTTCGGGGACGATATCATTGCCCCCGTGGACGCATACCACACCATCGAACTGGTACTACACCAGTGTGGTCTCAAGATAAACAATTCCAAAACTTTCACGGGAAGTAATTTCCGGGAGAGCTGCGGAATGTACGCTTTCCGTGGTGTCGATGTGACACCGGCGTACTTACTTGAGTCGTACAACGGTTCCCCCGACTCCCTGGCCGCTACTATCGAGGCGTCCAATAATCTGCATACTGCAGGTTATTGGTATGGCGCCGAGATGGTTGCGTATCAGATACCGGAGGCAGAGAGAAAGAATCTCTATGTTACCGGGCCTGATAGGGTCGGTGGCCTGGGCCTAGTAAGCTTTTGTGGGGACGGCTATCACCTACACCGTGAGGTGTGGGATGCCGATCTACAGAGGCATTACATCAAGACCTTAACCGTGTCTTCTAAGGCACGATGGGTCCAAGGCTCAGGTGAGGCTAGCC